CTTTGTGGTCATGCATTCGGTTTACGAGGTGGCATTTTTGGTGCAGGTGATGATGGTGTTTTGGTTTTTTGATAAGCTTGCGCACCGAAGAATGCACCAACTAAAGCAGAAATAGCAACAAAGTAAGTTGGTGCAATATTAGCGAGTAACTGACCGGTTGTCTCATAACCGATAATATCAGAGATAACAATCCCAATCGGATAAAGCAACATACCCCAAAGAGCAAACCATGCCATGCGCCTAATCTGATCTTCCTTTTTATCTTCATTCTCTGCGCGCATCATTTCACGTTCTAACTCAAATTCCTCATCAGTAACAATACCATCGCCATCAACATCGAAATGCTCGTATTTACTACCAGTTTCTAACTTCTTCTGTGCGGCCATTTTCGTACTCCGTAATAATTGCTTCGGCAATTTCATATGCCTCTTGATAACCATTACGAAGTGAATTAGACTTGTGTCCATTTTCAATAAACCACTTAAGTGTATTTATATCAGAACCTTCACGATCAAGTTTAAATTCAGATGTGGCTTCTTCAAACCGAGTACGAAGATTAAGAAGTTCTTGAACGTTCAATTGCTTTCTCCAGTTCTACAAAAAGGTATTCTTCAAGATCATCTTCATTTGCTTGGAAGCGAATACCAATACCTCCAGCCTGTTCCCATTTTTTGATGTTATCTGGTTTATCATCAACGAGAATATTTGCTTTACGTGTAAGTGGGCATACAGCATACTTATGTTTATTAGAAGTAAAGATCATATTCTCAACCAATGGCGGAGCAAATTTTCGATCTTCTAACCAACGTCGTTTCCAATAAGCAGAGTTATTGCGGTCTCCACGTAAAGGTGATGAACAAATACCCCAATCACCATTTGTAATTTCGTTAACGAAACGTACTATCTCTTGTGAGATACTAGCACCTCCACCTTTACGACCTTTAGGATCTACATCGCGAAAGTCTGAAAGTGTGTAAAAGAAATCTGTATTGGCAAGTTGTCTAAACTTAACCTCACGATCTTGAATTGATTTCCAATGATTAGCGCCAAAGCGTCTTTCGATACCACCGAAGAAGTCGGCAATCACACCATCCATATCTAAATAAATTGTCATTATGCCACCTCTTTCATATCTTGTTGAATTACGTCATATGCCTTTACAGCCATAGTAAAATATTTTGCATCTGCCACCATTGAATATTTTAATGCACATTTGTTAACAAACTCCTCACGAGGAATGTTATAGTTGTCACATGCAAATATTTCAGCGCCTGCTTTACGAATAAGATGATATTCTTTTTTTGTCATTATTTGCTCCTCACATGAAATTCAATAAGATAGTCAGTCCAGAGACCGCGAATCATTTTGAGTTGCGACTCAAGATACTTAATAACTTTTTCGTTTGGTACTGGCCGAGCAACTTCATCCATGATTTGCTGTGGAAGTACACGTAGGAAACGCTCGATTGATTCTTTACGACGATCCGCAGACATTGCCTGGATGTTACGCTTTAACTGAGTTGGTGAAATACCTTTTGACATAACAATCGCTCCTCTTTTTTGATTGTGTAGATATATTATACCATAGTTTTTCGCAAATGTAAACCCCTAAAATGCATTAAAAGTAAAAAAAATGCATTTTAATTGAAAAAAAGTTTACGTCTATCATATTCTCTTTTTGTATCGATAAGGAGTTGAATGTGGTTATCACGATGTTCTTTGAACACTAAAGGTTCACTATCATCTACATCCATGATAACCACTGTATTTGTAATTGGTTTCCCTGTACGTTCCTCAAACATAACAGCATATCCTGCCATCTGAGCAAAGTAACTTGAAATCCATTCTTTCTTCTTTGGTCGTTTTGACGTTTTAAAGTCTATAATAGACGGTACACCATCAAACTCAGCAATACAATCACATCGACCAGCAAGGCCGAGATGATGAGAGTAAAGAGCCACCTCGAGGCCATAGATGACTCCAAGTCTCGAGTCAAGAATAGGCTGAAGGTTAGACAGAGATTGTCTAATGTGCGGAAGATAGTCTTCAATGTCTTCATTCTTCAAATATCCTTCTATAATTGAATGAACTAGGGTACCTCGACCCGCTGCACGCGTGCCGATCTTATTTGCTTCCTCGTCCCCTACACGAGCCCTCCACTTTGCAATACTTTCTTCGCTGAGTATACTTAAAACTGTAGTAATACTAGGATACCGAGTACCATCAGGGCTAGTATATACTCTCCCGTGTTCGCCTGTGTCAGCAACCAAGTCTTCATAGCCAAGATCAATTGTTTCATGTTTAAACTCCATTATTTGTATCCCAAACTTTTATTTTGCTATCACCACGCAACAATGCCGCTATCATTCTGCCCACACCAAATATTACATCGCCATTGACCATAACACTTGGCTTGGCTGTAGCCGCCGGCATTTCTGCATACTTGAAAAATCTATCTGGATTTCTGTCATATACAGTGCCACTCTTAAACTTTGTTCCATAGCGTTTGTTAATAGCATCGACTACCGGTTGAGGAGTTCTTGATATTGATCCCTTCATCCAAGGCTTAGTTAGTAATTCTTTTGCGCTTACTTCCACAGGTGTTTTGCTGGTTAGACGCAGTTTTGTAAAAACGTCTATGTCTTCTTGATCCGGATTGGGACGTTCGTCTATAAACTCTAGAGCAAGACCTTTTGGCAGTGTTTGTATCCACGACTTCCACTCTTCGGGAGTGTTTTTCAGTGCTGTGTCAGCAACCAAGTCTTCATAGCCAAGATCAATTGTTTCATGTTTAAACTCCATTTATGTTTTAATGGTATTACCTCTACCAGAACCTTTCTTAATTTGATTTAATCTATCTTTAAAACCATCTGGTACTTTGCTATGTAGATTACCTACACCAGAAACAAACTGAGGTGTACTTAATACTTTAATGAGATCTGGTGAATTATCAAGCATTTCTTGCAATTCATTCCATGAACAGCTCACATCCCATTGTGCATTAGTCTTAAGATCTTTTACTGTGTACGTTGGCATTACGTATTTCTTCCTGAACTTCTCTTACACGTTGATTCATCCAACTGATAGCAGTATTTATGTGTCCTGTATCATGTGGTTGTAATTTGCTTTCAGCATAAGAAATTTCTTTGTATAGGAAATCTAGTTTGTCGAGATTATCCATTGCACTTCACTTTCCTGTTGAATATTATTTACAAAATATTGACCACTACCATTATGTATTACTTTTACCATAGCAGGGTTTGGATCTAATAATTGTTTTTCACTTTCTTCATCAAAGTGATGTACACCTGCAACAAGTGCACCTAAAATCAGTAATGCTTCCATTAACACACCTCCTTATAATATTGGAACCAACCTGGCTTTGGACGGTTTCTTTCCCATGCCATTTTAAATCTTTCTTGTTTTGTTTGATAGAATGCGCGATATGATAAGACTGCATTCTCGAGCATACATTCAGGATTTGACTGCATTGCTAACTTGAATGGAGTCATACCACCTTTAGGTATTTTACGAGGTAATGACCACAGTGGACTTTTAAGTAAACTAGACTTATGTATCTTACCGAAACGATATTCAAATTCATCACATAGAGCAACAAAGTGTTTGTAATGCCAATAGTAATTATCTGAAGATTCTATAGTCCATACTGTACATGGATGTTTGTAATGCACAGCTTTATAAAGTATTTGATCCATCTCAGGATCATTGAAAAGCCGATAGTGTTTCACCATCCGCTTGCCGGATTTTGATGGTGCAATCTGCACGGTACCATCGAGTATACGATGAGCGGTGGAAAGCATTTGTGCACTTTCCACCACCATCTTTGGTACATGTTTGTCACACTGCATTTGAGCAGCAATAACGGGATCTTTATGTAGTACAAATATATTCATAATGTAATTATAACCTCAGTTAACAAGTTTGTACACAATTATTTTTTGTTCTAAGTTTAACTTAATGTCGGTAATGGTAGTTCACCTGATTTCATTAAAGTTAACTGTTTTATTCGCCATAACCTTTCTAACACTCTTCGTCTTCGCCTGTCTTTTTGTTTTCTTATCTTTAGCCAATTTTCATTTATCATATACAACTTCACTCGTTTATCTTGCCTTATCATTTGTTTTTGTATTTGTTTATAAAGCTTTTTTTGTTTTAGTGGTTTCAGTTGTGGATACATGGTTTCCTTGAGTGTTAAGGTTAATGTTAATCCTTTAATAGATTAGGAAATGCCTCCTCTACCATAGGACGAGTAATATGCTTTGGTGGTGTTTTATTGATCATGTCAATTACAACCTTAGCATCTTCTGGATGTACAGCTTCGAGCAAGCCAATGAACATTGATTCACGTCTTACTGTACTCAGATTCTCCGAAGCTTTGAAACCTCGGATGAAATATTTAAACTTTACATTTTCTCGTTTGAGATCTGTTGGATGGTTATGTCCTTCAGATGCTTGATAAGGTGGAGCACCGGGTGGTAGGTTCCATTCAAGTGATGTATCAAATGTTCCTCTGAGTACGTCTCTGAGTGCCCAGCTATCATTATCAACTAATACTTTAATCTTATCAGCCTTATGACGTTTTTTAGAAGCTTCTTGTAAAACTTCGTAGATATACTTGTTAGCCATTAACAAATTCCTCCGCGGATTCAATCAACATTTTCATGTTATTATTTATAAGATATGGAAGTATCTTACCTTCGTTTTTAACTGTAATCCAAAACTCATCAATAATTTTATCTCTTAAATGTTGAGGAGTTTTAGTTAAGTCAATGAGAGTTTCATTACGTTGGTAATTACGATACCAAGAAGCTGCATATAGTAATTCACCATCAGATAAATCTTCAATAATTACCTGCTTCTTTTTCTTTGAAAGTGGTGTTTGTCTTTCACCATTTACAAATGTATCATCGTGGGACAATACATTTGGTACACCGTCACCAGTGTCACCAGATAAAATCTTATCAACAAGATTTAATCGAGGATTGTCATCTTTGATTTCTTTCTTGAGTATATGTGACCACTGTCTTACATTATCATACTTTTGTAACTGAAGAAAATCTTTGTCTGATGACACAATCATGACTTCTTCAAATTGTCCAAACTCTTGTGTATGTTCTACCATAGTTGCAATAACATCATCGGCTTCACAACCTTCAATATGAAGAACCTTATATGGAAAGTTTTCTTTGATTTCATCTTTGACTTTATGCATAATACGAAATGCTTCATTCCAATCAAATGTAGATTCTTCTCTACCTTTACGACGATTTGCTTTGTACTGTGGAAAGTAACCACGGCGCCAATTATTAGCACCATCACAACAAAGAATCATTTGACCATATTTATCTCTGAATTTCTTGTTGTACATTCGAATTGAATTGAGCATCATATGCCGAAGCATCTGCTCATCATTTACTTTGTTCACTGCAATAGTAGCAACAGCAATGCCGGAAAAATCAACGAGTATCATACATAGCTCCTAGTTTTATTGTAGTACTATTATACACCAGTTTTACGTAAATGTAAACTATTATTTTGCTTCTTGTTTTGGTAAATGCCTGGAATGTATTTTACAGCCTATGAACTCGTTATAGTAATCATCACGAAGCAAGACGTCATGTTTAAATTGAAGCTTAGCTTCATAGTATGACATCTCGCCTTTAGTTCTACAAAGTATTAGGATTTCTCTTTTGTAACGATCTTCCCCTCGCTGTTCAACGAGTACTTGAAGTTCTTTATTAGATCCATAATATTTTCGCCAGTCGGACTCGACTTTGGTTCTTTGCCGTCTAGATCTTTTGCTATTCTTTGGTAATACCTTAGGCCGCCAGAAGTTCTTCTTACCGATATACTTTTTGTTTGTATCCAGTTCTGTGATAAGGTACACAAATCCTTGGTACTCATCTGGGGTTTCATCGTAAGGTTGTTCATTGTATAACCACATACATTATATATAATTTACTAATTTGTCTTTATCGATAGTTTTAGATCTATATTCATGGTTTTCAGATGGAAAATGCTGAGGAACATTTCTTATAGTCCATCCATCTTCAACTCCATTTCTTTTTACTGTTTTATAATAATTTAAATCATCAATTTGATTTGCGTATCCAATTGATAGAGTTAATAAACATTTATGACCAGATCTTCCAAGCATATCAGCAAGTTTTAAAACGTCATGACATCTACCAAAACAAGTTTGTAAACCTATCTCTTCAGCTGCTAACAATGCAAAACTTGCACTTACGTATATATCACTTTCAAGTTGTTTAGATGAATGTTCTTTAGTGTTGTAATTTTCTTCATTAATAATTCTATTAGTCCATGCTAAAACAACTGGAGCTCCATACTGTAAATTATAAACTTTTTCATTACTTTTTTTATCTTCTGTTCTAGCTCTATAACCTTTTACACACCATGTGTCATTCCAAACAAGATGATCTTTTATTTCACTCGCTACTTTAGTATGTCCTAGTACATGTATTTCATATGGATATATAGATTGTTTACTTGGTGCAGCTAGAGCGCAATCAAGTATATAGTTTAGTTTTTCTTTATTAATTTCTTTTTTATCAAATTCTCGTGCACTATATCTTTTTTTTATAATATCTAGTAACCGCATATATTACTCGTGTTCACCACCTACGCCACGACTGTTAATAATATTATCACGAGGACTAAAGAATGTTGGATTAATTCTTGCTGTTTCAAAGGTAGCAACTGTTACTACAATGGCGGCTAATACAATTGCATGAGCCACGGCACTTACACCAAAAGCTACAACACTACCAAAATAAAATGCAAATACCATGCACCACATCCAAGCTAATACTTGTAATACCATATGACGTGTATTAAGGTCTGGAATATGTCTCAACGGATTTACGTTAGAGTTCATAACACCATTCCAAGAGTCGTAAATAAATTCCTTCATGTCCGTCACCTTTTCAAAGTTTGTTTTAATTGGATAATGCGCATCTACATTATCCTTAAATTCAATTGCATCATACATATTATAAAACGATTTTGTTACTTTATGATTACGAAAATATGCTGTCACTTTATACATCTTCATCATCCATTATTGCTTCAGTTCTCCTGCCACATATAGGACAGAATTCTACTTCTACATATGAGAGAACGATAGATTCATTATCGCACTCTTCACATTCAATACGCCACTCTTTCATTAAAAATCAATCTCACAAGCACCGCCAGCACATGCTGCTGCACCCACAGTATCTACATCAGTAAATACTTGTTCTGTCAGATCCATGTTCCAGTTGATAGGTTGCAAGTTCTGTTGAATCTTATTCCACTTATGAAATAGGTATGCATCTTTCAAACAATATTCTGCTTTCTTCAAGTCACCCTTTAGATAATTGCTAGCAAAGTTTTCATATCTACGATTCCAATCTTGCCTCGCTGAATTTTCTGAAGATTCCAAAGAAATATCTAGACCGAATCCTTGTGCAGTAGAACAAGCATCCCATAAGTTAGGATATACTTTCATAGCATCTACTACAAGTCCTGATGCGAAAATCGCCGCAGGTCCATACTGTTTAATCATCTGCTTTTCATCGATGACTGCAGTGTTTGGTGCTTGATTATAGTCTTTATCACCCATTGCCGATAAGAAAGAAATACCCGAAAATGAATACCGATTCTCAAATACATACTTCTCTACTTCATCCCAATCATCCACAATGATAGTGTTAGATACATTATGACGAATACCTTCGTCTGCACAAAGTTCTTCGTTCGTTCCAGCAACAACCCAATGTTTTTGCGCCTTTGCCACAAGTTCAAGGTGTTTTACACCAAACAGCTCTTCTTTATACATCGATCCTTTATTTGGAATGATAGGAAATGAAATCACAACATCGGTACCATTTGCAGACCATACTGATTCTTCAATCATATATGGATTTGACCTAATGATAGCTTGAGTAATTTCAGATTCTTTGTTCATCTGGATATTACGGATGTACATAGGGCTATGCTCGGCGTGTATACCGGAAGCAGTTTGAAGTAATACGGAAGCATTGCCACTGGGCTTAACACAAGTAGTCCGAGCAGCAGCATTGATGCCAATGATCTCAGCAACTCGTTTGTTTGTTTCTTTAACAATCTTTGCCCCTTTCTCTAAAATTTTTTCATTGAAAAGAACATCTGGATTATTCATCCATCCTGTAATTGAAACTCCAAGCAATGCTTCACGATCAAAGATTTTCTTTGATACACCTGAAATAAACTTAAAGTCTGTATAGCCGGCTTGTAAGGTACCGAGGATAGACGCTGCGCGGCATGCCTTAATAAAGTCTTCCTCGGTATTGCACATGCCACCATTGATCTCAGTAAGGTTGCAACCCTGCCAACCTGACTCTCCTTCATACTGAGGGAACATACCAATCTCCACACATGGATTTGTTGTATGTTCTTTTGAGGTGGTAAAATAGAATCCTGGTTCTCCAAATGATTTAACTGATTCCATAATTTTTGCAAACTGATCAGGCGTTGCTTCATCACGAACAATCACTGCAGAGTTATTCGATCTACCTCTTTGTGGATTGTCCATAAACCAGTTGCCTGTTTTTGCGGTCATCATCTCTTCATCTTCTGGTGAGAAAAGACATATGGTAGCTGAACGGCGTACACCGCCGGACAGGACTGCATCAGCTGCATGCATACAGATATCATATACATGAATTGGACGTAATGAAATTGGATCTTTCGAATCAATCACGTGATTTTGTAGAATCAATTCAATTTTATCCAATGATTTACGTAAACCTTCAGGTCCTGGAGCTTTAAAGCCACCGGATATTTTAGCACCTTTTGGTCTAATATTTGTCAGGTCAAAGAAAACTCTACGACCTTCAAACTCAGGATACTTACCACCACCAACAAAATAAGAAGCAAGCAAAACATCAAGAGCTGATGCCCAACCTTCGATAGAATCTTCGACAACATAGCCTTTTGCTTGTTTTGTTCTTTGTTGTACCTGTGGAAGTTTTGATACGTGGTGTTCTTGTACAGAGAAACCTGCACCCGCACCACACAAGAGAATATAGAAATATTCTCCAAAAAATTCTGGACGATCTGCATAAGATGATGTACAGTTATACATACGCATCTGATGCTTCATTAATTGTTCACCACCAAATTGTAGTGCACGCTGAGCTCCAAGTACACGCTGTTCTTTATACGCCGTACGAGCTTCTTCGATATAATCACGCAACTCATCAATGCTGTCAACATAATTTTCTTCATGCATTTCCATGACTCGGTCAACAGCTTCTGCCCATGACTCATAGCCACCATTACCGTATTCTTTAAAACGCGAATAGCCTTCATAAAACTTTGTCTGCGACAAAAACTCTCGCGTGTCTACATTCGGTGTAGCCATATAATTTACCTCGATATAAGATTGTTTGTTTGTTTTTCTGGTAGTATTATATATCATTGTGCGGTTTTTGTAAACCGCTCATGAGCTGAATTCTATAGAAAATATTTTTATTTTATTTGAAATATACTTTACACATTTCTAACATGTCATGATAACGAGCAATTTCTTCCATTTCTTTTTCAATTGCTTCCATAATATCTGGATGTTCACCTACACCTACAGGGTGTGATAGGTATACTTCAACATTCATTACATGTTTATCAATGTGTCCTCTAGCATGTGATTCAAATGCCGACAGAATATCATCTCTCAAGTCTTTCATTATTTTCTACCTCTTGCTTTATCAATTGCTCTTGAACCAAACCAAAATGAAATGATTGCAGCAAAGATTGCTTTTGTGTCTTCATCCCATAATAATTGAATTGCCTCAGAAAATTCTGTTCCTTTTTCAAGTGCTTCCATTAAAAGGGTAATTTCAATAGTAGCAAATAATCCAAAGAATGCATAAGTGATAACGGGTCTAACTGACCTTTGAAGACCACTGATAAATCCAGATCCTTGGTTAATTGAAATATCATGTTGTATCAACCTATCGTGTTCTTTATCGGCACCCATTTGTTCATAAATTTTTAATTCATGGTCATAACCTTGGGCACGTAATTCAGCCATGACTTTCATTTTTTCAATTTCATGTTTACGATCGGCTTTATCTTTAAACGCATCAGTAACTGCAGGAACTGCAGAAGAAGCAAAGCCGATAAGTGATCCTAATATTGATAACATTATCTTATCTCATTATCTTCTATATATTTACGAAATCTTTTGAGTAAGATTGGTAATTGATTTTTCTTACGCCGTTTATCATGCATATGTTGTGTTTTAATACGTGGACCCATAGCAGTTGCTTTTGGATCTGGTATAGCACCTGTGTTCATAGTTGGCATATCTT